TTTATTTTGAAAAGGGAGATGGGGAAATGAAGGCACTAAGAGATCAATTACGTGAATGGAAAAAGCAATCCAAGCAAGGAAAGAAGAAAAAACAGAAAAAAAGAAAAGAAAAATTAAGTACTCGTGACATTGAAGATTTAATGGGAATTCGTGGACCACGATATGAACGAAGACGTGGAGCATTAAGACAAAAGTAATATAAAAATAAAGAGGAGTGGTCTTACATGACTAAACAATTATCTTTCTTACCAAAAATCGATAGAGCAGCAACGCAGAAAAAATTAGAAGGTGTTCTGGAAAGCGTACGTTTATATAGACAGTTTGGAATGATGCGTGAAGAAATGAAAGTCACTCCTTCTTATGAAATTAGATATCACGGACCTACAAATGATGTAGGAAAGCCATTAGAAGATGTCGCAATGGCTAATATACAGCAAAGTAAACGAGAAGAGTGGATTAAGCAAACGTCATTTCGCATTGACCAGTTTCTTAGTCGTTTAGGCAATGGGCGTGCTGGAAAGGACCAAAGAAACATTATTATTAAGCGTTATTTAGAAGATGAAGATGTATGCGATTATATTGTATATAACGAACTTGGCATGAGTGAGCGTACTTATCGACGCGTTAAGGCTAGAGTGTTTTATAAACTTGCTTTTGCTCTTAGATTAGAAGTTTATGAGACTGAAGAAACTGGAGGTAATGAATAATGAATTTTGTTCAGCCGATACGTGATCCAGAGAAAATACAGCAGCTAAAAGATTATTTTAAGGAGAAGAGCTTACGTAATTACATTCTCTTCATTATGGGAATCAATACAGGCTTAAGAATCTCTGACATTTTGAAATTGAAGGTAGGAGATGTCAAAGGTAGTCATATATCGATGAGAGAAAAGAAGACAGGAAAACAGAAACGAATACAAATTACTGCAGCATTGAAAAGAGAACTTAAATGGTTTATTGAAGAAAGAGAAGATAATGAGTACCTATTGAAAAGTAGACAAGGTAGAAATCGTCCAATCGGTCGTAGCATGGCATATAAGATATTAAGTGAAGCAGCGGCGGAGTTTGGATTAGACGAAATAGGAACACATACGCTGAGAAAGACGTACGGCTATCATATGTACATGCAAACAAAAAACATAGCATTACTCATGGAGATATTCAATCATTCGTCAGAGAAGGTCACATTGCGTTATATAGGGGTAAACCAAGATGCAATGGATAAAGCAATGACTAGATTTAAAATCTAAGCATTGCTTTTTCTTTTTAAATCTATACAGTTACTCATAAATTTTGTACTGTGTAACTCAAAAGGGTCAGTTTAATTAAGTCAATGATATCAAGGGATTTGGCGAAGGGGTCAGTTACACACAATATAAGATATGGGTAACTCATTAAGATAAAGTACATAAGAGTGGATAATAAAAATAAGTGGCAGACTCGTGACCGATTTTTGGCAGGAAATGTGCCGGCTGTTTTGGAATCAACGTGATATATTTGTATTGTGAGAAGTGGCGGAAAACATGACTCACTATGTTGTTTCTAAATTTCTAAATGGTTCGTAATGACGGCAAATAAAATCCGAAACCAGCAGATGGTAGTGATTGAATGATACCGTTATTAGGGAGATCTTTTGCTCTTCTTTGAGCTAACAACATCCTAGGTAGACGGACTGAGGGAGCCTGATAAGCGGACTGATAGTGTCTGTCGTGGTTGTTAGCTGAAAGAAAGATAAAACTTCACATACCGTAATGAAAAAACAAATAAGTAATCCATAGTAAAGCATCCATTCGGGTGCTTTTTATTTTAGAGGAGGATGAAGGATGACTTGGTTAAGCTTCTTTATTGGATACAGTACGGGAATGATGATTGCTTTATGTATCATGAAAGCTTGTATGGAAGCTAAGGAAGTGCACGAGGTGAGTGACATAGATAAGTTAGTATTAAAAGAAATGGAACAGCTGAAAGCAATTAGAGAAAACAAGGAGTGAGATGAGAATGGAGAAGGAGCAACCGTTATTAGCCATTACATTGTCGGATATAGATTCGGTACCAGTAGTTCAGTACAAGGGCAAGCCGATAGATAATAAGATACGTGTGAGTGTTGATTGGGTTACGAATACAGATAAGCTTACAGATGGGACATACATTCATATCGAACATGTGGAGCCGGATGAAGTACGCGGCAACACAAAGATCATCCAACATAATCATCCTATTGTTAAAGGTACATCGGATATAACATGTTACTGAAGATATGTAGATGTGGTAAGACAGTACCAATGGAACAAGGTATGTGCGAGGCATGTGCTGTTGTCGCTGAAGAAAGAAGGAAGCAAAGGCATAGAGATTATAAAGCGAAGCGAACGGATACAGACAACCAGAAGTTCTATAACTCAAAGCCTTGGCGAGTAACTAGAGAAAGCGTAAAGGATAGAGATAATGGTTTGTGTCAGTTGTGTTGGAGTGAGAACAAGGTTAAACCAATGAACACGGTACATCACATTATTCCTTTAGAAGAGAATGATCGGTTAGCTCTGGTAAGAAGTAATTTGATTTCGTTGTGTGAGAAATGTCACCAGAAGGTTCATAAGTTATATGACATTAGTACGGAGAAGTACAGTGCGCAGAAGATGTTAAGAAGCTTGATAGGGTAGGGGGATAGTAAAAACTTTTCAAGGAGGGCGACGAGTCGCCGGGTGGTCTTTTTTTTCGCGAAAACTCCCTAAATGAAAATTCCGAAAGGAGGAAGGTGAATGGCTAGACCGAGAGAACCTGTTGATTTAGTTGTACTAAAGGGAAAAAAGCATTTAACAAAAGCAGAAATTGAAAATCGTAAATCAAAAGAAATTAAGGCGCCTAGTGATAAAATCAGGGCGCCTTCTTATTTGCCGAAAGATTTAAGAAGAGACTTTAAAAAAATATCTGATGAATTAATCAGGATTGAAATTATGTCCAATCTTGATGTTGATGCTTTAGCAAGATTTTTAATAGCAAGGAAAATGTATGTGGAAATTACAAATGCTATGCTTGAACTTAGTCCGTTAGAAGAAGTGGTGGATGTAAAAAAAGATCCGGAAGGTAACATCATATCTGAAAGAACATACACCGTATCAAATGATGTTTATTCAGACTTACTTATAAATCAAGACAAACTTTTTAAGCAATGTAGACAAGCTTCCAGTGATTTAGGCCTAACAATTACATCAAGATGTAGATTAGTAGTTCCAAAAGAAAACGATGAAAAGCCTAAAAATAAATTTAATAAGTTTATGTAGGTTTGTTATATGAATAGAGTCACACAGTATGCTCTTGATGTATTAGAAGGTCGAGAAATTGCAGGGAAGTACGTTAAGTTAGCTTGCCAAAGGCACTTAGATGATTTAGAAAAAAGTAAATTAGCGCCGTTTGTTTATTATTTCGATGAAGAAAAGGCAGACCGGTTACTTGAGTATGCTGAAACTTTAATGATAGGTGAAGGTGAAGAGATATCACCACTTATCTTAGCGGAATTCCAAGCGTTTATTTTCGGATCATTGCATGGTTGGGTCCATAAAGAAACGGGTTATCGTAGATTTAGAAGTAGCTATGTTCAAGTGGGCAGACAAAATGGTAAATCCATGATGAATGGTGTATTAGGGACATATTATAGTAATTTTGATGGCTATAATTATGCTCAAGTATACTGTACAGCTACGAAACAGGACCAAGCAAATATAGTTCTCAAAGAAATGATTAAGTTCATTGAAACCGATGAAGATTTAAGTGAATGTTTCAAGGTGAAAGAATATAAGAATACCATTGAAGCACTTGTAACAAACGGAGTTGTTCGTGCTCTTGGAAGAGATACGGAAAGTATTGATGGATTCCGTTCTTATCTTGGTATTGTGGACGAATATCATAAACACCCTACAAATCAAATGTATAAATTATTGGAGGGTGGAACAACAAAATTAAAAGAATGCCTAATATCAGTTATCACAACAGCAGGATTTGATTTAAATAGCCCTTGCTATGAGTTATATGAGGACTGTTGTAGACTCCTTGAAGGTGTATACGAAGACGAAAAACAGTTTGTATACATTGCTCAATTGGATAAAGATGATGATATTTGGGATTCAAGTAATTGGATAAAGGCAAATCCGTTAGTAGCAAGAGATGAAGAAGGAATTGAAACCCTAGAAACAATGGCAAGCGCAGCAAAACGTAGGGGTGGAAGTGAACTTCGTAATTTCCTTACAAAGCATTTAAATATTTGGGTGCAATTTACAGACAACCAATATATGAACATGGAGCACTGGAAAAAATGCGCTTCAGATTTGGATTTAGAGGATTTTAGAGGGAAAGAGTGTTATATAGGTCTCGATTTATCTAGTGGCGGTGATTTAACGAGTTTAGGGGCTGTCTTCCCATATTTAAAAGAAGAAGAGAAGAATTACTTTGTTCATTCGCACAGTTTTATCCCTAAAAATCGTGTGGCGGAGCATATAAAGACGGATAACGCTCCATATGATATTTGGGTTAGAGATGGATTGTTAACCGTTACAGAGACGCTAGGGGGCATTAAAACGGATTATAAATATATAATTGCTTATTTAAAACGGATTGTAGAAGATTATGACTTGATTGTAAATGTAATAGCCTACGATCCGCATAATGCAGATGCCTTTTTAAGTGATCTTGAAGAGCTTGGTTGGAACAGCATTATGATTGTTCAATCCGCGAAGAATTTAAACGATGCTACAATTGATTTTAGATTGGAAGTTGAAGCGGAGAATGTTCAATACAATCGTAAAAATAAATTGTTAACATGGAGTGTAGCAAACGCCAAAACAGTATCAAATAGTTTCGGTGAAATCAAAATTGATAAGCACTTAAAAGAAAAAAGAATTGACCCAATTGATGCTGTTATCGATGCACACAAGATGGCAATGAAAGGTGAAGTAGGATTAAATCTGAGTCAATATGTTACGGATGAGAATCTTAATACATGGGGTTGGTAAAGGAGGTGAATACATGTGGAAATGGCTCGACAAAATTAAACCTAAGAAAGTTCAGAACTCTGTAGCCTTAGACTCAGACGAGTTTTTAAAGATGTTAGGCATTGATATTGGAAGTGTAAATAAAAATAAATTAAGTGAGATTACTTATTTTACTTGTTTGAGGTTACTGTCTGAAAGTGTAGGGAAATTACCTTTGAAATTGTATAAGGATACAAACAAAGGACTTGAGAAGGCGACAGATCATAGTTTATATACACTTTTAAAAATGCGACCTAATCCATACATGACATCAAGCACTTTTTGGTCCACAGTTGAAGCGAATAAAAACCATTATGGTAATGCATATGTCTATATCAATACAGATAAGACGAAAGTAAAGGATTTATGGATTTTACCAAGTGAACAAGTGCAAATATGGATTGATAATGCAGGAGCTTTCCAAAAAGAAAACGCTATTTGGTATATCTGGGGAGATAATAAATCCGGTAAGCAATATAGATTTCGTTTTGATCAGATCATGCATTTTAAAACATCATTATCGTTAGATGGAATTACCGGTTTAGCTGTAAAGGATATATTAAAAGTCTCAATTGAAAACATACAAAGTGGGGCTTTGTATCTTAGTAACTATTTTTCGAATGGTTTAATGGGGAAAGCAGTTGTACAGTATACTGGTGATTTAGATCAGGAAAAAGCAAGGAAAATGGCAGCAAAGATTGAAGAGTTTAGTAATGGATTGAAAAACGCGGGAAGAATAGTTCCTCTTCCATTAGGATTTCAACTTACACCGTTGAATGTGAATATGGCTGATGCTCAATTCTTAGAAATCAATAAGTACACGGCACTTCAAGTGGCCGGAGCTTTTGGGATTAAGCCGGCACAAGTAAATAACTATGATAAGGGTAACTATGCAAATGTTGAAACGCAGCAGCGTTCATTTTACGTAGATACCCTTTTATATATTTTGAAACATTATGAGGAAGAAATGAGTTATAAACTCCTTCTTACTGATGAATTCCAAAGTGGTTATTGCTGTAAATTTAATGTTAATGGCATTTTACGTGCTGATTTTGCGATACAAATGGAAGGACTCTCAAAAGGGGTGAACAACGCCATTTACACACCTAATGAAGCGCGAGAATTTGTAGATTTGCCACGTAAAGAAGGTGGAGATGAATTAATGTGTAATGGAAACTATGTTCCACTAGTATCAGTTCAGAAAGGAGGTGATGAAGGTGGATTGGTTGCAGATTAAAAACCAAACTGAGGATACACCATCCCTTTATTTTTATGGTGACATTGTCTCTTCTTGGTGGGGTGCTTGGGAAGATGAAGATCAATACCCTGAGAATGTAAGGAATATCCTCGATGGTGTTAAAGGGAAAGACTTAAATATCTATATTAACAGTGGTGGAGGATCTGTTTTTGCAGGGATGGCCATCTATAATATGATTAAACGTCATGAAGGCTATAAAACAGTTCACATTGATGGGCTTGGGGGTTCGATTGCTTCAGTGATTGCATTTGCTGGAGATAAGTTGATAGTTCCATCGAATGCATACTTGATGATCCATAAACCTTGGAATGGCACATATGGTAATGCGAATGATTTTAGAAAAATGGCGGATGATTTAGACGCAATTGAAGAAGGGATTATCAATGTATATAAGGATAATCTAAAAGAAGGCGTAGACATCGAAGAAATAAGAGAAATGGTACAAAATGAGACGTGGTTAAATGGTCTGAAAGCAAGTGAGTATTTCAATATTGAAGTAGTAGCAGAAAACACAGCGGTAGCTTGTACAAGTAATCTCTTTAATGAGTATAAGAATACACCGAAAGCTTTTAAAGAACCGAAGAATGAATCACCTCGAAATGCTGAACAAGAAAAAATTAATAAATTGCTGAGAGAGATAGATTTGATCTAACTCTTTTTTTATTGCTCAATTTTAAGGAGGAAGCAAAATGCCAAAAGAATTAAGAGAATTGTTAGCTAAGATTCAAAATAAGAAAGCAGCAGCACGAGAACTTTTAGCTCAAAAAAAGCTGGAAGAAGCGGAGCAACTTACAAATGAAATTAAGGATTTACAGAAGGAGTTCGATATCGCTTCAGCTTTGTATGAAGAAGAAGTAAATAATATTCCAAATGACCCAATTCCTCAACCACAAGCAAATACAGTACAGCCTAATGAGGCGTTTGTTAATGCAATGAAAGCAGCTGTAGGAAAACATAAACTATCTGAGGACGAAAAAGAGGTATTGAATGCAACTACTATGACTGAAGGTGTGCCATCTGATGGCGGTTTAACTGTACCAAAAGATATTCGTACAGCTATTAAAGAATTACGTCGTAGTGGTCCAGATGCACTTGAAAATTACGTAAATGTTGAGTCTGTTTCTACATTAACTGGATCTAGAGTTATTGAAGTAGAGGCAGAATATATCCCGTTTGACAATGTGGATGAGGCAGCAGATTTTCCATTGTTGGAAGCACCGAAGTTTGAAGATATTCAATATAGCGTTAAGAAAAAAGGTGGTATCTTGAAGTTTTCAAAAGAATTACTTGCAGATACGGCAGAAAATATTCAAGCTTACATTAAAAAATGGACATTTAAAAAATCTAAAGCTACTCGTAATGCTTTAATTTTAAAAGCTTTAACCGATAATTTCAGTGCCACAAAGGTAGCGGTTAAAACAGTTGACGATTTAAAGGATATTTTTAATGTGAAGCTTGATCCAGGTATTGAGCCAACATCAAGTGCGATCATGAATCAAGATGCTTTTAATTATCTTGATAAATTAAAAGATACGGATGGTAAATATATTCTTCAACCAAACCCAACAATGACAACACAAAAGCTGTTATTTGGTAAATATCCAATTCGTGTTGTTAGTAATAAAACATTAAAAACAGATGCGGTGAAGAAGACAACACCATTATATTTTGGTGATTTTAAAGAGGCTATTACTATCTTTGATAGAGAGGCTTTATTCATCGAGTTCTCAGAGCAAGCATTAGACCTGTGGGGCAAAGATTTAGTTGGTATGAAGGTACGTGAGCGCTTAGATGTAAAAGCTGTTGATAAAAAAGCGATTGTTACTGGCGAAATCACGTTTGTTTAATAGTAGAGGGGCTATTCCCCTCTTATAAGGAGGGGTTTCATGCTGTTAGATTTAAATTTGGCTAAAAAGTGGCTGAGATTAGAAGAAGAGGATACAGAAGAAGACGATATTTTAGGTCTTTTAATCGATAATGCTGAAATTTATGTAAAAAAAGCGGTGGGTAAGCATTATAATGCCACTGAAGAAAACCGAAAGCAGTCACAAAAAATTGCTTTGGTTTTAGTCACGAATTGGTACGACAATCGTGATCTTTCAGGTCAAGCTGATGAAAAAGTGCGTTACACGATTAAAAGTATGGTATTACAGCTTCAATTAAGCGAGGAAACGGTATGAACCCGGGGAAAAGGGACAAAAGAATTGTGATTGAACATAAAACCGAAAGAAAAGACGAGGAAGGAAACGCACTCCCGGCAGGTTGGGAAGTTTTTTCTAAAGCGTGGGCAAAGGCTGAAACTCCTGTAGGTTCAGGATTTAATTCTGAAATCTTTAAGGGAAATGCAGAGTTTGTTATTAAGTTAATAAACTTTACGATTCCATATCGGAAAGGAGTTCATTCTGATATGCGTGTACGGTATCGAGGTAAATTATTCGAAATTAAATCAGTAATCGATATCGATGAAAAGCACAAAGACATGTGTTTAATCTGTGAGGAGCGATCCAATTGGCAGAGTTAGAGATCTTTGGAATAGAAGAATGGATTCGTGAATTAGAGAATTTAGGTCAAGACGTACCTAAAATCACAAAAGAAGCATTAAAAGCGGGTGCTGGAGTATTTAAACAAAAGTTAGAGATTAGCTCTCCAGAGGGACCTAAACCAAATAAACCGACACCCAAGCAACCGTGGTGGGATGGGAAACACGCTAAAAATGCTATCGAAGAAGGTAAAATCGTTAAAAAAGGCGGAGCTTATTTCATTAACATAGGATGGGATAAGACAGATCGAACGGCCCACTTCTACATGAAGTTTCAGAACTGGGGAACAAGCAAAAATCCTAATCCACCACATAAAGGATTTGCAGAAAAAACACTGATTCAGAGTGAAAAAGAGGTGTTGAAAGCAATGGAAAGAGAGTTTATGCGTAGGGTTACAGGGCGATGAGGAATTTTAATAAAGACGTATTCGATATATTACGTAAAGATGCAGTCATTACCTCTGAGCTAGGTGGCCAATTCATATATCAATTTGTAAAAGGTAATGACAATACGCCTATATGGATTACCTTTTCCGAATTAAATACATCTCCAGGATTATATGCAGAGAATGAGGAAAAAACTTCACAGATTATATATCAAGTAGATATCTGGTCAATGTCACCAATTAAAACACAATTAAAAAACGCAGTTCAGGCAGCTATGAAAAAGCTGTCTTTTCAGCGTTTAAGTACCTATCCAGATTATGAAATGGATACAAAAATTTATCGATATGGTTTTCGTTTTGTAACGGAAATCATGAATTAAGGAGGAAAATGAAATATGGCAATGACAATTGATTTTAGAGATTTGCATTACGCGCTTTTAACAGAAACACCAGATGGTAAATTCAATTACGGAACACCAAAACGAATCGGTAAAACAGTTAGTGGAAAGGCTTCTCCTAAAGCAGAATCAGTAACGTTTTATGCTGAAGGTGGACCAGCAGCAACAGCTAGTGCATTTGGAGGAACGGAAATTGAATTAGAAGTTGATACATTACCTTTATCTGTTTATGCGGAGTTGCTAGGTAAAAAGGTTGTAAAAGGTCAAGTTGTTGATAATACAAGCGATGTACCTCCTTATGTAGCTTTACTATACCGTTTACCATATGATAACGGAAAAAACCTATATGTATGTTATTACAAAATGAAGTTTGAACTTCCAAGCGATGAGCATAAAACAGCAGAAGACAAACCGACATTCCAAAGTGCAAAAATTAAAGGTAAAGCAATCCAACGTGCTGATGGGAATTGGAGACACCGATTAGATGAAGAAGAAGTTGGTTTTGATGCAGCGGTTGCAGCGAACTGGTTTAAAGCAGTTCCAACACCACCTGTAGCATTAGGAGCTTAATAAAAGTATTTTCAGGGATGGCTAACGCTGTCCCTATTTTATTTCTAGGAGGAAATTATTTATGAAAATCACGTTACAAAACGAAGAAGGTACAAAAGATTATTATTTACCACAGTTTATTCCTGGATCAGCTACTTTTGAAGCTTCCACATTAGCAGATGAATTACAAGCAGATCTTGTACCAAAAGAAACAATTGAAAGAGCGGCTCATTTCGTAGCCCGTATATATGGAAATCAGTTTACGGCACAGGAGTTTGTTGATGGCACTCATGTGTGGTTTTTAAGTCTTACGATTCATTCTATTTGTTTAACAATTATGGGGCGTTTAAATGATGCACTTAAAGTAATGGGAACGATTGATGATGCGAAAAAAAAGTTAATGAAACAACTAGAAATGAATCCGAAGAAAAGAAATTCAAATACCAAGACATCGTAATCAACATTTATAACTTATTAATGGATGCAGGAATGACACAAAATCAAATCAATGAAATGGATATTGCGTTTTACTTTACCTGTTTAGCGAAAAAGGAAAAAGTAAATCGAGTGACTACAGCAAACCAAGCTCCCGCATGGTTATAAAGGTAGGTGAGAATTGAATGGCACTAGGTGATAATACAATCGGCGGTCGCGTCCGGTTGGATACAGATCAGTTTGAAAATGGAATCGCAGGCATTAATAGAAGTTTGAAAAGAATCGATGCGGAATTCCGAAATACTTCAGAACAGTCGCGTGGTGTTGGTTCTGAGATGGATCAACTGGAGAATAAAGCAAATCATTTAAATCAAAAAATAGACGCGCAAACGCAAAAGATGAAGCATTATGAGCAAGCTTTAAGGACATCTCAACAAAAACAGCAAGAAATGCGCCAAAAATGCGAGCAATTAGCTACATCTATGCAACAGTTGGAACGAGAGATACAGCAAAGTACGCAGGCATACGGAAAGAATGCGCAAGAAACAAAAGACCTACAAACTCAATACAATCAATTGCAACAAGAATACAAGCAAGGTACACAAGCTTTACAACGATTAACGGCTCAAGTTTCTCGAAATGATACAGCTTTTAATAATGCTTCAGCAGCATTACATCGTTATAGGAATGAATTAGGCGATACACAAGAAAGAATGGAACAGTTAGGTAATGTTTCTGGAAGATTGCGAGAACGCATGAACGAAGTTGGAAACACAATGCAAGATACTGGCTCAAGAATTAGTCAAGGATTTGGAGCAGCCGCAGTTGGTGTAGCGGCAGGTGTCGGAGCATTAGTAGTTAATGCGTCTCAATTTGAAGAAGCAAATAAGAAAGTACAAGCTGGTTTAGGATTAACGAGGGAAGAGAGCTTAAAAGTCAGCGCAGTAGCAAAAGAAGTGTGGAGAGAAGGTTATGGTGAAGATTTAGCTAGTGTCAGCGATTCTTTAGTTAAAGTAAAGCGTAATATCAAAGATATTAATGATGATGAAACATTAAAACAAGTAACCCGTGATAGTGAAATTTTAGCTGAAACGATGGAGTCTGATGTAAACGAGGTAACTCGTGGTGCAGCTCAATTAATGGGTCGATTTGGTTTATCTGGTAAACAAGCTTTTGATTTATTAGCGCAAGGTTCCGCCAAAGGATTAAATTATTCTAATGAGTTATTTGATAATTTGAGTGAATACGGTCCCTTGTTCCACGAAATGGGATTTAGCGCTGAAGAAATGTTCACCATTTTAATTAATGGTAGTCAAAATGGTGCATACAATCTTGACTATGTGAATGACGTAATGAAAGAGTTCCAAATTCGTGTGAAGGATGGTTCAAAATCTACTTCAGACGCAATGGGAGAAATGTCAAAAGGAACACAGAAAGTATGGCAAGAGTTCTTAAAAGGTAAAGGTACAGTAAAAGACGTCTTTAATGCTGTATTAAATGAATTGAAAACAAGTGACGACCAAATCAAAGTTAACCAGCTTGGAGTTTCGCTTTTTGGGACGAAATGGGAAGATCTCGAAGCAACTACTATGTTATCTCTAAACAATATGGAAACTGGTTTAGGAAATTATAGTGGCGCAATGGATAAAATGGTTGACGGTTATGATACAAGTGCCAAGCAATGGAAATCCGTAACGAGAGAACTACAAATTGCTTTAGAGCCACTTGGTAAAGTTATTTTAGATATCGCCAAACAGGCAATACCTGAATTGAAAGAATCAATTAAAGGCGTAGCTGATTGGTTTAATGGGTTGGATGATAGTTCTAAAAAAGTATACGGTACAGCATTATTATTAGCACCAGCGGTTATGGGTGTTGTAAGCGCACTTGGGCTACTTTCCTTTGGTATCGGTGCAATTATTGCGAATCCAATTGTTGCGACAATTGGCGGAGTTGTAATTGGACTTGGTGCGTTAGGTTTTGCTTTTGCGGAAGCTGGTAAAAAAGCGCAAAAAGCAGACGAAGATAGTCGTAGATTTGGTGATGGTGTAAGTGAAGGGACGAAAAAAGCTCTTGAAGGATATGTAAATCTGAAAGAGAAAGCTTTTAAAACTTTAGATGAAATACCAACTATGACGGGTGAAAAAGCAAAAGAAGCTGTGCAAAGAGCGCATGATGAATTTGGCAAATTAGCAGATGAAGCGATTCAAGCGATTAATAAGGATAAAGGCAAATTCAAAGCTCATTTGGATAGTTGGTTTGCTGGTGAAACAGATTCAGCCGTATTAAGAGCAAAAGATAAAATTTTGAATGATCAGATGGAATTGTATAAGGCTCAAGAAGAAGCTGTTCTTAAAGCGCATGAGAAAATTGGGAATCTCTTATCGCAGTATAACGGGCAAATTTACAAGATGAGTGCAGCGGATAAAGACGTATTTTTAACCGCTTTGAAAACAATTGATGCCGAAGTGGGAAAATCCGCAACTAAAAGTGTAGATGAGATTCAAAAAATAGGAAAAGCAATGGATAATTTCAACAAAAATACTTCTGTTGAAACGATCCAAGGGAAAGTAAAAGATTTAGGGAAAGAATACACAAATCTATATAATGATTTGGATAAGGCTAAACAAAAAGAAATTGAATATGCAAAGAGTCATATAAAAGGTTCGGGAGAACAGCAGGCCGCAATTTCTCAAATTAACAAGAAATACTCTGAACAATCCACATTGCTAACCAAGGGATATGAACAACAACTTCAACAAGCGCAAGAGGTATTGAAATCCAAAGGCGTTGAGATGGATTTAACAACTGGTATTACAAAAGCTGAGCAAGAAAGAATTACGATCCAAGGTCGAGGGTTTGGGGAGTATGTTAAGAACTCTGAAATAATTGAGAGTAAAAACGAAAATCTTTTCAAACGTCTTCAAGATCGAGCAGCTAAAGAATCTGATTTACGCAAAAAGAGTGCTGACGAAGTAAAAACATATGGAGAATCACTCATAGCTAACTCTAATAGTGTGTATGAAAGTCTATTTCAATCGACTCGCGATAAAGCTGTACAAATTGGTAGTGATATCGCTTATGCACTAGAAGACGGTACAAAAGCTGTTAATTTAGGTGAAAAAGGCGTTGTAAAAGTAGACGAATTTGTGGAAGGCATCAAAACAGGTAAATATAAAGTTCAAGATGTAGCGATTGCTCTTATTAATACAATGCGTGTGGAAATGGGGAGTAAGCCATTAACGGCAGAAGGCATTAAAGTAATGACTTCTTTCGCGGAAGGTTTAAAGCAACTAAACGTTACGGATATTGCAGCTAAATTAAATATCGATCTTAAGAAAAATCTAGAGATTGATTTAGGTCCACTTGGAAAGATGACAACAACACAATTCGTAAATGGTTTAAAAGAAGGCACAGTTGGTATTGACGCTGTGTTTATTTTTTTCCAACAGCATTTATCTAAGTTAACGGCCACTGATTTATCTAAAGACGGAACAAAAATCATGTCTACCTTAAAAACAGGCATGGAAATGGGATTTGTTAGTATCCAAGATATATTAAAACAACTTGGTGTCAGTATTGAAGATAAAACAAAATATGATCTTGGTCCAAACGGGCAAGTAACAATTTCATCTCTTGTTCAAGGTATGCAGAATGGTCAATTTAATATTGATCAGGCACTTGAAGTTATTAGACAAATGGTTGTACAAAAAACAAATGTTGATACAACGCAGCAAGGCGCAAATATATCTCAAACAACAGCCGATGGTATTCGTCAAAATGGCGGTCAACCTGTTCAAGCAGCTAGCGAAGTTAAGCAAGGTGTAGAACAAACACTTGGTTCAACCACAGATGGAAATGGCGGAGCGATGTCCACATTGCTTATGCGACAATTTATGTCTCAAAATAAGCCCGGCATCGTTGGAGAAGCAAGTGGGATTAAACAAGGTGTAGAGCAACAATTAGGAAGTACAACGGATAATAACGGTGGTAATAATTCTACTTCTATGATGCGAAATGCGATTGCAAACAATCAAGGAAGTGTAAATGGAGCGGCCGCAGGAGTAAAACAAGGTGTACAGGTGACTTTAGGGAGCACAACAGATGGAAATGGTGGCGCGGCCTCAACTAATATCATGCAACGTATGATTAACGGAAATAGAAGTAGTGTAGTTGGTGCAGCCACAAATGTAAAACAAGGTGTCGAAGGTACTCTGGGTAATGCGACTGATGGCGGTGGCGGTTCAAAAGCGGGTAATAAGTTTGTTGATGATTTAGGGTCGAAGCGTGGGGCAGCACAAGGAAGTGGTGCGAATGTTGCTGGTGGAGGTTTAAGTGGACTTGGTTCTATTATCGCGAATTCAGTGGGACTAGCTTTCGCACAAGGATTTGCATATGGTATGGATGGAGCTTTTGGTCAAGTTAGAGCGAAAGCGGCATCATTAGCTAGCGCCGCATTCAATGCATTAACCGCTACACTTAATGTGAATTCACCATCGAGACTTGTAAGAGATAAAGGTGGTTTACCGTTTGGAGAAGGATTTGCAGTGGGTATTCAAAAGTCGACTCCAATGGCTGAAAAAGAAAGTCGCTCGCTGGCACTGAAAGCAAATAAGGCCCTTGTAAATGAATTACAATTGAATAGTAATTCAAATAGCATGACGTTTGCCGGGGTTCGTATGGCGCAAGGTATTGCTACAGGAATTAAAAGCCAATATTCTGTAGTACGAGATGCTTTGCAAGATACAGTATCGGATGCTATGGATGGTATTCGTTCTATTAAACCAGAAGAAATATTTAGTTTTAAAGGTGATGATCCACTAACAAAGTATTTTAATGCAATTTTTGAAGATGGAGATTGGCAAAACGATTGGATAACACACATTCCTGAGAGTATGCGCAAGATGGTATCGGAAATCGGGCGTCAAATGGAGCGTTTTGAAGGTCTTTCAATCAATGATTTGGGTAATCTGTCTGGATGGAGAAAAGTATTATCCGATAACCCGAATGTTGTTCAATATAGACAGAGCAACAATAATCAGGATAAACCAACAAGGCAGCCAGCACAAATCGTAAATCATTTTTATAATCAAGATACATCTGAAGTGATTAGGCAACAGAAAAAAGCAATTAATGATATTGCTTTCATGTTAGGAGGGTCGATGTGAGAAAACGTGTAGTGATTGAAAATCGTTTAGGTGAAAAAGTAGAATTCGGACCATTCCCACCATATGTACTAGTTTCAATCGACCTTTCTGGAAGTGAAGCAGATATAGTTCGTACACAAGGGTATATGCAAGACGGTGTTACAACAGGCGCTGTTACTATGAGGGAGATGCAATATCCACTAGAATTTTATATTGAGGGAGAAAGTCTTGCAGATGTTTATGGATATCGCAGACATTTAAATAGGATATTAAATCCAAAACTAGGTCCATTTATTTTAACCATCACTTTACCGCACGGAACTTTTCAAAATGAGATTGTTATAGAATCATTACCAAAGTATCGTGTGGAAGATGAACAGTATAAAATTTTACAGCAAGGATTACTCCATATTAATACACCTGATCCATACTGGAAGAATGAAAAGGATAGAGAAATACCATTGATTTCATGGAAACCAACTTTTAGGTTTCCTTTTTCTTTTGATCCAACTGTTAAATTTGGGGTAAAAGGTGAACAAAAATTTGCAACAAATGACGGAGATGTTGAAACACCATTGCATATTACAATTTATGGACCTTGTACGACCCCAGTAATTACAAATTTAACAACCATGCAATCTATAAAGGTAGAAAGAGAAGTTCCAGCAGGATGGAGGTTAGAAATTGATACAACATATGGGCATAACACAGTAGAACTAATAAAAAGTGATGGAACGAGAATAAACGCATACAACTGGATTGCTCCAGGAGTACGATTGAATGAATTTAGATTACAAATTGGACTGAATATACTAGATTATAGTGCAAATGCAGGCAGAGAAAGCGCCACAGTTATAATACGTTTCAGAGAAAGATATATAGGAATATAAAATAAAGGAAAGGGGTGAGAACGCATGGCAGGAGAGCGTTCTTTTTTCTTTGATGGTGACGATAAATTATACAATTCTAGTGATTTCGCTCAATTATTTGATATGTTTTTTGGGACTGGGGTCGTAAAAGGCTATATGGACGAGTTGAGTATGGGACCGTTGACTAACGGAATGAAAGTAGTTGTAAATAAAGGATGTGCTGTGATATGCGGCAGGGGATACATTATAGATGGAGTAAAGATTTTTACTCACGACCCAGCACATACTACGCTAGATCGTATAGATCGGATTATCTTACAGTTAAATCTTGCGACTAGATCGATTAATCTTATGATAAAAAAAGGTGCTATAGCAGATGTTCCAGTGCCACCAGCTTTACAGCAAGATGACATGAACAATGGTGGGATTATCTATGAATTACCGATTGCGCAAGTTCGAATTACCAAAGGCAAGGCTTATATAGATAGTACACAAATCACAGATGATCGTAGTTTTTGTGATTTACAAGGGCAAACAGGTTTATATGCAAAAAAACAATTAGGTGTAAAAATGGTACCTAATTATTTAAATTATTGGTCGGATATGATGGTGAGTGACTACAGAAATCCTCTTAGATACTGGGTAGATGGGTACGGAGTCTATCACGTAGAGGGAACTTGTGGCGGTGGAGTTTACGGAACAAATAAAGATATTTGCAAACTACCCGTTGGGCCCTCAAAAGCTCAGGGGGTATTTGCATGGGGTTCTGATGGGAAAGCGCAATTCTTATATTTACATCCAGACGGATCCTTACGATTTACAAGTATTTTTTCGGAGACAAGTACAGTAATTATACCGGAGTTTTGTTTCAGACCATCAAGATTGTAAGGGGGTAAAACATGATTATATATACACCAGAATTAGAAAAAATCGGAGAAATTAATGATTATGAGTCGCTGACTTTTAAGAGAGTTTGGGAAGATGTTGGGACGTTTGAGTTCGAAATTCCGAATGATGCGCAATATGCAATAGCTTTATTTGACGACAATTTCATTTTAATTGATGAAAAACGCGCGGGTATTATTACTAGCTATCATATTGATAAGAATGATATAAGAACCGTTAAGGGCTATCAGATTAAGGCAATATTGAGAAATCGAATTATTATACCACCTTCTCATACAACTCATGATAGAAGGTACGCTGAGGCTGAAACGGTTATGAAACATTATGTAGATAGACATGCTGTGTATCCGTCTGATTCCGCTCGACTGATACCAAATTTAGTTTTAAAAGCAAACCAGAAACGTGGTAATTATCTTCAAGTCGAAAGCCGTCTTAAAAATTTAGCAGAACAGCTAAAGGAAATTTCTTTGGCTTCTGGATTAGGTTGGGATGTTTATTTAGATGAAGAGGCAAGGCAATTTGTGTTTGATGTACAAGCAGGGAAAAATCTGACTAGGAATCAACAGACATATCCGCCAGTTATCTTTTCAACAAGTCTAGAAAATGTCTTGGAAAGAGAATTTGAAAAAGATACATCCAGTTATAAAAACACAGCGTATGTTGGTGGGCAGGGTGAAGGTGAGGATAGACGAATTGTTGAGACGTATACAGAAGCAGCAACTGGACTTGCTCGTAAAGAAGTGTTCATCGATGCTCGAGATATAAGTAATCAAACCGAAGATAAGCAAGAGAAACCTGAATCTGAAATTATAAAGATGCTTAAAGATCGTGGGAAACAAAAATTAGAAAATGAATTTAGTAAGATTGTTTCATTTGTTTCTTATGTCACTGAAAAACCTGGAATGGAATATGAAAAGGATTGGACACTTGGGGATATCGTAACATGTGAAGATGATAAAATCGGTGTTCAAATGGATGCTAGGGTTACAGATGTGGAAGAGGTGTATCAGAACAACAAACGGGAGTTAAAAGTAACATTTGGAACAACACGTTTGGATATTAGAAAGCTATTGCAGCGTGAATTCGCACAAATAAATAACATCATTAGAAATTAAGACCATTAAACGGGTCTTTTTTATTTTGCATAAAGGAGTGATTCTATGACATTTAAGACTTATGAAATTAACGTAGATTTAGTACATGATACATCAACAACTTATTCCAACCACTTTTCTCAAAATGATAGAAACTCCGCTAAATTATTAGTAACAATAACAAATAAAGGTGCGGAGCTTGATTTAAGCCAAGCAAAATCGGTACGGATGTCATTTAAAAAGCCGGATGGAACTCGTGTATTCCAAAACGATTGCCAACCGATTAATGCAATGAAGGGAAAATATCAAATTGTATTAAAGACTCAAACTTTGACTTCAGTTGGTAATGTAATTGCACAGATCCATATTGAGGAAGAGGATAGAATCATTGATACACAAAAGTTCTTTTTTGTAGTAAATGATTCGTTGGCAAGTGATGAAGCAATTGAAAGTACAAATGAATTTACAATTATTCAAAAAGCAATTGAGGCAGGGAAGAAACTTGAAGGTGTAGATATTAACGGGATTATTGCAGCAGGGGAATTAGCGAAGGGAGCATTACCTAAGTCAGGCGGTACGATGACAGGGGCGCTCAATGTAAATGCTCCTTTATTCCTTAAGTCAAAAGATGGTGTAAAGCAGTATTCTTTTGAGACGGATGCTAATGGTAAGCTATGGTTTTCTGACAAGAATGCACCCAGAGATATATTTACAGTCGAGTCTGATGGTACTTTTAGGGTTGCAGGATTGACGAACCTGTTAAAAAATACAGGTGGTACGATGACAGGCGACCTTCAGATAAACTCAGCTAACAAGGGTTTCCAAGTGGGGAACGGTACTGCTCAACTAATCCAATCAGTTGATACTCTTGGAAGGTATTACTGGTACTCAAGTATTGGTAAGACTCCATTAAGATATGATATCCCTAATGAACTATTAGCTTTTCTATCGGCTTCGTCATTCAGTAACACATTGACAATGGCAGGTGCAAATGCTCGTTTGGTTATCGATGAGGGAGGGCAATCTGTTACGTTTGACCAACCTGTAGCACAGACAAGCGCGCGAGGTCTCTTATATCGTGAAAATGGAGTCACTCTTGGCGGTATTGGTCGAATAAGAAGCACGACAGACGCTTACAATTACATTGGATGGGGCGCGAATCCTTGGGATATGTCTAGTTCTCTTGTCGTAAGCGATAAAGCTCTAAAGTACAAAGGTAAGGACGTAGCTATGCGAGATAAAGACGATAGGGCTACTATTCCCTTAACAGCTGATGCTGAATTAATTACTTCTTATGGAGTTATAGCTGACAGAAGAGGTAATACAGTAACTTTAAGGGCGCCAATCAGAAGAAAGGTAGGTTCTACTAATGGACATGTATTTACATTGCCTCCAGGGATGCGACCTACCATGATGCTGACTCAAGTAGTACATGCAAGTGACGGTACGCCTGCTCTTATGACAATCCCTAGCGATAGTGGACAAGTTCTACTTCAGACAATTACCCCTGCTATTATGGGTAAGGACTATCACATAGTATTAACGTATGTAGCAGATTAATAGTGTTTAGATTAAAAAATATTGAAGGAGATGTTTTATAAATGAATGTAACTAAAGGCGATAAATTTATCATGGATAGCAAGTATATTTGGGAATGTATTGAAGTTATCAAAGAAGAAGTAACTAGGATTCCACTATCCTTTAAGGTTTTAAGCGAAGTCTTAGAAGGGATTTATAATTCAAATAAGGATTTACCTGTTGGAGACGGTAATAGGGTAACCCATTTAAAATTTTCATGTGTAGGAGATGAGAGTACGTATGCATTGGTAGACGTTTCTGGAGAAAAAAGCCCTGCTTTTGAGTCTTACTTAAAAGGAGAATTGGTTAGTTGGAGTAATAATCCATCAGTAGATAATATTTTATATGCATTATATAATTCCGTGACACAAAATGGAATTAGAGAGTATGACTTATATGACAACAAAGGGAATTCAATAGGGAATTACACTGTATTAGATTACTCTGAAATACATCAATAAGGAGGAAGCGTTATGGCATATGGATACTGTTATAACAACGAAGGGAAATTCACGAAAATGATTCCTATCGACGAAAAGCCGATTTATGAGAAGCAAACATTTTACCGAGAAGAAACGAAAGAGATTGTCACGGAAGAAAAGTTATGCGCGTTGCACCAGTCCATTGAGGATGGCACGTACAAGCCTGAGATTGACGAAGAGACAGGTGAAGAGTTACCAGTAATCAGCAAATACGAATGTCCTGACTGTGTAATGTTTGGGATAGAATATGAAACTATTAAAGTGCCCTATGAAGAAGATGTCATTGTAGGGTATGAGCCCGATATTCCTGAAAACTGTACTTTAGAGGTATGTCCGTGGTTAGCTTACGAGCCTGTGTTCAAGGATGGTAAATGGGTGAAAACAGTTGAGCCGAAGCCAGAAGAACCACAACCACAAGAACCATCTGAATTAGAAAAAATTAAGAAGCAACAGGAATTAATGCAGCAAGCTATGGATGAAATGATTATACAAAATCCAACGCCGGATGAATTAGCAGAGTTAAAGAAACGCTTGATCCTTATGCAATCGGCGATTGATGATCTCATCATTTCTAATACTCCAGAAACACTAGAAGGAGGTAGTAACTAATGGCTGAATATATGGCACAACGTGTTATCGATGGAGCTTTTACGTATACGTTTATTATTATCAAAATGAAGGTGTACAAGGAGCGTATTGATAAATACCTAACTGATAATGGAAGAGCAGATTTAATTACGGATAGCGTAGTAACGGCTTATTTAGTATAAAATACGGCTTTGAGTAAAAATTCAATTCATAGATCAGGAGGAGTGACTTCGCTTCTCTTTTTATTTTGAGGAGATGATCAGTGTGAAACGAATAGTAGACCAAGCAATTTATGAAAAGCATGTTAGCCAAGAAAACAAAAACCTAGTCAAAGATTTTCTAATTGAAAAGAAATCACAAGGGAAAGCGGCAAGCACTTTACAGCAATATCATTGGGATTTACGAATTATTTTGTTTCTATTACATCAACACTTCGAAAATAAAAATCTAATTGAATTAACACGTAAGGATATTCGAAACTTATCTATTATTTTTCAAGAGCTGGGAATGTCTAATGCGCGTGTAAATGGACTGATGAGTGCATTAAGGTCCGCGTTAGAGTTTTGTGCGGATGATGACGACTATGATTATGAATTTAATGTAGGTTCACGGGTTAGAGGATTACCTAAGAATCCAGTCAGAGAAATCACTTTTATAACTGAAGAACAAATTGAGTGGTTAATCGATGAATTACTTGAACAAGAGAAATATATGTTAGCAACCTATTTAGCGCTTTCTTATTACAGTGCAGCAAGGAAGAATGAGGTCTACCAAGTTCAAAAAGAAGAACTGACAGAACGTTACTTTACAAACGTAGTACGTGGTAAGCGAGGTAAGAAATTTAGATTGTATTACAATCCCCGAGTACAGAAATGTATTCGTTTATATATAGAACAGCGTGGTAAAGATACTATTCCAGATTTGTTCGTACGAGTTTATAAGAATGGTGAGCGAAAACTTTTAAATAAGAGTGCATTTAATTACTGGTGCAAGATATTCGCTAAGATGCTATGCGAAAAAGAAGGTAAGGAATATAAAATTAATCCTCACTGTTTTCGTCATAGCAGATTAGATAATTTAAAAGTGCAAGGTGTACCACTAGAAAAATTAAAATCACTTGCAAATCATTCGGATATTTCAACAACACAATCCTATTTAAAAGACAGGAGCGAAGAGGATATTGCAGATATTTTCGGAATGGATCCAAGTTGCTTTGCAGCTTAAAGGGAGGCTTAATAAATGCCAGAACAAAAACATGATGACTTTAAGGAATTACTAGTTGGATTAACAAGGGTGGAAACTAAGCTAGATACACTCGGCAATGTTAAGGATGTTGCAATTGAAGCGCAACAGTCAGCGAAAAGTGCTCATTTGAGGATTGACCGATTAGATAAATTAGTATTTTGGATTGGTACTACAGTAGTCGGAGCTATTATCACGGGTGGGATAATGGCTCTTTTTAAATTTGCAGGGAAGTGATCGTATATACGGTCACTTTTTTTATTGGAGGGAGGTGAGAAAATGAAAAACTTTGATGCAGCTTCAATTAGTCGTTATGTCGTATTAGTAATTGCTGTGATAAATAGTGTCTTAAATCTTGTGGGATACCAAACGATTGATGACAAAATTACAAACGATTTAGTGGCAGTAATTACAGGAGCTTTCACTCTATATATGGCATGGAAGAATAACTATTTAAGCAATAAAGGATTACAACAAAAAGATGTATTAGAAAAAAATAACTTACACTAAAAGGAGATGTTGAACAATGGGTTGTTTCGCAGGATCAGGTGGTCATAATAGTATCGTACAAGGTGCAAATAGCGTTTATGGGAAAGAACATGTGGAGGATAGAAGGTTTCTTGACGCAGTTGCTAAATATGTACAAGCAGCTGGATGGAAGTATGTGAATTGTTCTGATGAGGTTGGAACGACAAAAGCAGCAGTTTGGAGTAATGCAGCAAATAACCATTTACGTGTAGCAGATAGTGATGTAGATTTACAGTTTCATTTAAATGCCACTCCAGGCGGTACAGGTTGTGAAGTGTGGTTACATCCTTCATACGGAAATAGAGAATTGGCGGCAAAGATTTCAAAAGCAATGGCTGATG